TCTACTGTGATTGGTCCACCAGAACCAAATCCCATACCCATTGCACCTTTAGAGAAAACGCCATTAGCAGCATCGCCGCCACTTGATACGTTTTCATCAATTTCAGCACTCCAGTAAGTGTCAACGCCTGCGACACGCCCCACGAAACCGTTAGCCAACGCTTCTTGCGATGTTGGGTTGTCTGCCATTTGAGAGCCAGAGTTTGTGTTAATTAAGAGTTGCAACAACCCTTTAGCACCCCATACAGACTTTGGTGATAAGACCATATTGTAGGGCATCGGTGCACCGGCTGCGTGTAATTGGCGACTTGCACCAAATACGTGAGCAAGTGTCATTGCTGTACCGGCTGCGGATTCTGTTTGTGAGAATCCAGAAAACAAGCTAACCAAAAGGTCATCTGCTTTAAGAGCCAGTTCGTGTCCGATGATATTACCAACATCAGAAGTCAAATTTTGTGGACTTGACTGAACTGCTAAGTCGGTTACATCAGAACGTACAATGTACTCTGCTATTGTAGCTTGAGCCTTAGAAATTGTACGAGTTGTTGTTGAAGTGTAATCCGAACCATCTGTTCCGCTACCTACATTAGAGGAAGCCGGATCAGTATAGTAAGGAAATGAAACTGTTCCCGCACCTTGTGGAGCAGTAGCAGTTGTTACGAGAGGAACCATTACACCGGATTCTTGGAACGCAATAATAGCATCAGCAAGAATTTCTTCACCGGCTTGAATGGTTGATTTTTTAGTAATCGCCATTTGGAATTACTCCTTTATAATTTTTCCGTTTTCGTCAAAATCAATCCCAGAGAAATATCCGAAATGAGTAGTAGAAAGACCTCGATTACGGCGGTCATATCGTGCTTCCATTTCATCAACCATATCCAGTCTGGATGCGGGTGAACCGTAAATAGAAACTTCGGGCTGACCTTCAGAATCAGTTTTAACCATTATGTCATCGTGTGGATCAACGTCCACTCCGGCAATCGTGTCTTTTTTACCATCAACTTTCAAAGATGTCTCCCCAGATTGATGCTTTTTTCTTCTCGTTACGCATCTTCTTATATCCATCCGGGTCCTTCAAGGCAAATTCCTTTAGTGATTCAAAACCACCAGTATTTTCTCTGCCCGGTTTACCCACTTGAACTTTAGATGCGGGACGATTAGCAACTTTATCTACGTGAGCCTCTAACTTTTCGAGTCTCATATCAGCGTAGATTTCTCGGTCATCTTCTTGCAACTTAGATAATAACGCCTCACGGCGGGTTGCTTGATATTGGTCAAACGCATCAGCCTTCTTTTGAGCCGATTCATATTTGTTGGTCATTTCACTAATGGCTTGTTCATACTCACCTTTAGATTCCAATTCCTTCATACGTCTTGACTCTTTATCGTTAGTGATTGACTTCTTGATTTCATTAAGTTCTGATTTCAAGTTGTTTTTTTCGTCCACCAGTTCTGAGAACCGAGCATAAGGAACTGTATTGACGGTCTGCTTTTCTTCACTTGCAGTTGTAGCGGTGTCCTGTTTTTCGTCTTGGACTTCGACTTGTTTTTCACTCATTTTAACCTCTTGTTTGAGTTATTTACCAACATTGAATGTGACCTTATCTCTGGCATAGCTTTTTATATTAGACTGTATCTGATTTCCCACTCTACCCGAAACCTCTTTTTCTATCTCATTCAATATTTTGCTGTCAAACAAATCGAATCCGCGACTTTTGTTTGCTTCAGCTTTTTTAGCGTTAAAGCCAGACAAACCAACTTCAACGAAATCTTTTCCTGTTTTACTCCTCTTTAATTCTCCAAGCATTTTCCCGGTTAATGTCAAATCAACATAACTGGTTTGCTTACTCGCTTGAGGAACTCCTCTCGGTGCTGCTCTACCCGCCTTCTTCATATCTGCGTACTCGCTATCATAGGAGCCGCCTAATTTTCCACCCCTTATTGATTCCCTCGTGACGTTTGCGGCGTGATCCCCAATATCCGCCCACGTTTTCAATGGCACGTCTGGTAATTCTGAAGCGTTTTTTATCTTACGCAAGAGCCTTAACCTCCTCACCTTGATATTGTTCTTTAGAGGTATATCTCACAAACTCGTGTCTGCAATTAAAATGCGAACCCGCTTGAAATACGCCGGGATATGATGATTCTATTTCTGCTAACGTCATTGGTCCTTGTGCAATAATATCTAAACATTCGTCACTTGTTCTATCATCAACCGGACCGTCAAAGATATACAGAAAATCATCTGGCGAATTGTTCGCCATTTCCTTTGTCACATTACGGCTAAATCTTCTTAATGAATCATTCACTAAACTGTTTGCCTGTTTTTCTCTCCATCCTACCGAAATTAATGATTCAGCAAATACCGCTTCAGATTGTCGCCCTACAATGGATTCAATCATTAGTCGTTTCATTAACTCTGATTGTTCTCCTACCTTTGCACTAAAGAAATTCACATCAGCACGAATGAGTGTTTGAAGCGTTACTTCCGGTACGTTTGAAAAGGCTTCCATACTTTTTAATGTTTTAACATAATTATTGGTGATTGTATTCATTTCGCCATTCAGTTTAAAGTCCTCAAAGAGAATTGTCTTTAAGTCGAGATCAATTAATTCTTTAACTATCACTTCACTTGGTAAATCAGAAGCAAGAAACCTTCCATACATAGAACTCACAAGGTCTTGTATTTTAGCCCACGCCATTCCGAATTGATCTTGATCTGCCATTATCCTTGAAGTATATCAACTAAGTTAGTGGTTTGAGTTTCTTCTGGTTGTTCTTCAGCAACCTCACCTAATAATTTATTCACTTCATCTTCGGTCATATCTGGATTCATTTCTTGTAGAATCCTACGCTTAGTGGTCAATCCATTTGCAAGTTCCCAATCCATCTGATTCCGCCACTCTGCCGGATCGTGTACTGTCTCTGGTTCTACGAAATCAATGTGATAATCTTCAGATACATTTACGCCGTGTACCGCAAGGATTGTTCTGTCCAGATTAAATCTTTTATATTCGAATGGTCGCCATATATCCTCAATAGATGCTGATCGTGCTTCATAGTTCTCTAAGTTCTCTATCTTAACTTGAACGCCAGAATTAGCTTGAGAATCGGACCATCTTGCAACCAGATGATTATTAGAAGCCGCATCCTGTATGATAAATTTGATAGCATTAACGATTTGCCCCAAGTCAGAACCGGGAAGTTTGGACAGCGTACTTCCGTCTGGGAGCATCATAATTTCGTCAGTTCCGATTCGGATAGGCTCGTCTTGTTGAATGCCAGTTGCGAACTTCACACCTAATGTATCTATTCTTGCGGCAATCAACATTTCAAGATACAATATTGCTACCGCTTCTTGAGCCGTAACTAAGTCTAATGCTCCACCTTGCCAGTATTCATCAACTAATTCCGCATCACGCTTGGCAAAAGTCATAGGGATTACACCGTATGGATTTTCTTCTTGGTTAAATATCTTACCTCTTTCATCAAATCTAAAATGTTGCTCGTCAGACCAATACTCGTATGTTCTACTCGATTTATCGTTAAGATTTGCAATGGGATAGAATACTGCCGATTCTTTTGTTTCACCCTGTAGAAATAAAGGGTTATAATAAGGAACTAATTCATAGTTCAATCCATCATCTGAATAATGACTAAGCAATCCCATATTTCCTGTGAGGAATGTCATCTTTTCTATTTGCCGCATCTTTGAATCAATATCTTTAGGTACTTCCTCATTGTACTTATCGTTGTGGCGTGTAGGTACATCTTTAAAAACTAAACTTCGTGCCGATACCATTCTTTTCACAAAATTAGGCAATGCGGGTGGCAGCTTAATTCCACTCTGGAAATACGGTTCTATATATTGAGCATAGTCCCCTTCGTAATAGTCTATTGACTTCATACGTTTTTTTAAATTCTTATCGTCAGCGTGACCAATCACTTTTTTGATTGAACGCATTACAGTATCGGTTGTTAAATCTTTTACTATCATTATGCCTGTCCCTTGTGCATATTTTTATACAAATTTTTTGCCATCATCCCACTCAATAGGGATTCGTTCAACTGGTTAATTTCTCCCATAATAATCTTTTGCCCTTTGTTGTAGTAGTAAGCCAGAACGAATACCGCTACATTCAATGTTATTGATACACCCAATAGAAAATAAATCACGCCGTCCATCCTTGATATGAAACGACACGAGGTCTTACTGGCATCAAATACGATACCGCATATCCCAAAGCATCGCCACTATGTGTCTGCATTGGATCACGAGCCTTATCAATCATTCCATTTCTCCACACATTCTGTTCCATATCCATAAGTAAAGTTGGGCAGTTCTCCATCGTCAGTCTGCCTTCCCTCAATACTTTATTCACCGCATTCACTCTATCTTTAACAGGTGGATTGGCTCTGGGTGCTATAACCTTGAACCCGGCACTTCTAAGAATATCGTGATCTGTTTGTGCGGATGAAGTTTTTCTGGCTGATCCTGTCGCATCTGGAAATACTTTTATTCCGGGATACTGTTCTTTAAGTTTTTCCGCCATATCCCACGTTCCCGCATTTCTTAATCTTATTTCTGATTCAACGTGAATCTCGTCTTTTGTGTGTCTAAATATTATACAGCTTAACGCATCTACATTAAAGTCGGCAGCCGCAGATACTTGCCATCCATCCAAATCATTTCGGCTAATCAAGTGACGTTCACGATTGAACTCGTGATATACTCTACCTTGAGTTAGGTTGACGAACTTGCCGTGAACATACGCTTCAATCTGTTCTTCTGAATATGCTTGTAATAAACTTTGTTTGTAATCGTCTGGTAAATGTGGGTTGTCTAATGTGGATGCTTGTATAACGCCAATGTCTATGTCTGGATCATTGGCTAATGTGAATCCCCAGTTTAATTGCTCTGGTGTACCAGTTAGAAATATCTGCGATTTGGTAGCTTCTGGGTGTCTTACACGAGCAATCATCTGTTCAAACACCTCACGCTTTTGTATAAACGGTTCATCTATAACTGCCCATCCAATGTTCGGACCTCGTAATGAATCTGGTTTGTCCCCAGAGCCGAGCCATAATGTGCCGTCCCAGTTATGAAACTTGAACTCTGCTCTTTGTTGGTTGTAGGTATAATTAATTCCGGCACGATTACATAGTTCTTTCAGCGTTATAATTATCGTCTTGGTCGCTAACTGATGTGAAGGTGACACGTACATTCCCGGTATTGGACTGTTTAAATAACTCATGTACAGGGATTTCAA